ACTCGCGGTTGATCGAATCCGTCAATCGTCTCAAGTCTCAACGCCTCCCTTGCTTCGTTCGGTGTTAATATTCCCGTGTTTACAAGTGTTGCGTAATAATTGGCCTGGTCTCGTAGTTCAGGCTGAAGTGCGGGCACGTCGCTCACATCTTCATTTAGTTTAAAACCGAAGAACCTCTCGAAAGCATACCCCATCTTTCTAATGATAGGTAGTATGGTTTCTAAATAGTAAAGACGGTGGTTAGGCCTAATATTAGCATTATTACCTCCGTCCAATAAAACAGGTGGTATTCCCATAGCTTCTAAAATTATCTTTTCGTTGGTTTTTATACCTTCTTGAAAATCTAAGTTTTGAAAGTTGACTTCCGTCAGGTTTTCCACCTCTAATCCACCATCTAGGAATAACGGTCTACGACCTCCTGATTGCGGATTATACCTAGCAACCCAAGCCTGTAACATTCTTTCTTTGATTTTCTCGGAAAGAGTGTTTGGTGACTTAAGTACTAAACCTGGTACTGCTCCATTTTTGAAGAAGTTATCTTGGAATCTTCTCATACTGCCAAGTAACTGCATGGTTCTCCATGCTGGCTTCAATCTTGGAACTCCTCTATAAATAGAGTTAAAACTGTTTTCTTTTATATGTATAATCTCTTTAGGACTATACTCAACTCCGTTATCAAACACAAACTTATCAATGTAAGTGCTTTCATCGGTTTCTATCGTAACTTTGTCTGCGGGTAAATGATAGAGGTGTGCTCCATCAAAATAGATAAAGATGTTTCCATCTAGTAATAAATCTGTGACTAAGTTCCTTTTAAATGAACTTACGTCTTGAAAAGGATTTGGCTCTCTATTTAGTAATAAATCGAGCTTACTTCGTCTCATGTTTTTGACGATATTATTCATTCCTTTTAGTTGCATACCTACGTCAAAAGGTATATCCGCAGCGTCGTCCACTATCATGTTAACTGCGCGGTTTACTACCTCTAACTGTTCGTAAGCATTTCTATAATTGGTGACAACTTCTCGAGTACTTAGAGAGCCACCTTCTTCCCCAGCAATATATGGTTGGGAAGGATTTAACTTCTCCCATTCCTCACTAGGTGTTGTTCTGCCTAATAGTCTGTCATACCATGCCATATTTTTCTCTCTGTATACCCACCCATCTTTCTTGTTTCTTTGCTGTTACTACCTTAGGGCGTTTGCCGTAGATGGAGTGAAGTTTCATATGATGTTCGTGACATAATGTAACAGCAGACTCATAAAGTTCCTTGTTGTGTTCAGTTATGAACTGTTCCCTGATACTTATAATATCTTCTGCATCAGTTATTTTTATCTTATTCTTTCTCAGCCAAATCTCTAACAACTCTGTTAGTCCGTGGAAATGATGAAAGTCTAGATTCTCTGTTGCTCCACAGATAAAGCATTCCGTCCCTTTATTATATTTTGACTTAGCCTTGTCCCGAACATATTTAACTAGATCTCGTTTTAGTTCCATAACTTATTCCATTCATTAAATTATACTATCTTTCGGGTATGTTGTCAAGAACTATTTTTGTGCGGTGGTAGCTAGAAGCTAGTGACACTTGTCTCAAACGAGTACAACGCATATCGTAATGCGTCTGCCATATGAGAAGCGTAGTTGTGTTTTGGTTTCTCTTTCAATAAATTAGGATTGGGATCCCATTGGTACTGGTCAAGTGCACTCAGAGTTTCGTGACATTTTTGGTCAACTATAAGATTATTATTATCACAGATTGCTGCAACATGACCTATGCCGTCTAGTACGGACTTCTTTGCGTTGATAGTCGTAATATCATAGTTTTGTGCAAAGTCAAATCTAGTTTGCTGTGCTGCTGAATCTATGTAAATATAATCTATATTCCATTTGTTTATTAGTTCTCTTATTTTCTCAGCGTGTTGTTCTGTAGTTCTTTCTGAATCTAAGTACTCATCTAATAAGTAGTATTTTGATGCGTCCCAGTCATACCCGATTACACAGAACGCTGTGGGGTCTTTATAACCTACGTCCATTCCAGCAAAGATATCCATTTTCGAAACATCTAGTTCCGATAAATCTTGTTGACATTTGTCTCTCTGGAAACCCCATATCTGTCCTTCAAATACATTGAAGTCAGCCATATATTCTTGATTAAACTCAGCCTCTGACATTGTCTTTCTAGCCTCGTTTATATCTTCTTCCGAAATTCTTGGATTTTCGTGATAAGTTGCTTTTACACTTGCCCACTCAGGAAACTCATCAGAAAAGCCTCTGTGCCAAAACTCTGCAAACCAATTATTTCTACCTCGTGGTGTAGATATAAAGATAGCTTTTGAGTTTTCTTTATCTAATGTGGGCCTAAGCGCGACATTGAACGCATCTCTTCCATCAACCAGAGCTGCCTCATCGAAGATGATAAGATCGTAGGACCGACCAACGACCGAATCCACTTGATTAACCGATCCCATACGTATCGTAGAATGGTTCGAAAGTTCAATAACTTTGTCTTTTGCATTGTCTTTGATTACCTCTAATTCAAAATGTTTTATTAGTGTTCTTTGAAGATCGAATGATATTTGCGATAGTGAGTAGTTAGGCGACATTAACAGAACGTTAGCGCCTGGTACTAAAGTAACAAGTTGACCTATTACATTAGCAATGTATGTTTTTCCCTGCCTACGAGATACCGCAGCAGTAACAAAACGATACTTCGGATTATTGATTGAATTGATAATGGCTACTTGAGTACTGTTTGGTTCAATACCTAGTAACTCCATGTAGCCACTTATCGGTAACTTAATGAAGCGAGCATCATCAAACTCCATTAAATTTTCAGAAAGTATGTCTTTTCTAGAAATCTCTAACATTAGTGAATCGTCTCATTAGTGAAAAATGAATCGACTTCGTTTAGGAGTCCTTGCTCCTCAACTACATTATAGAGGTACATAAAGGCAAGAGCAACATTTTTCATGTCTTTCTCTTTCCTACTTAGTTCTCTTTTACCTGCTACTATTTCAATCGCTGCTGTAAATTGTGCAGCATTGAGGACGCTCTCTTGTAGCCAGAGATACCTACCGTCTACCTCTTTCATAATGTTTACCTTCTTGTGTTTATTGGTACACCCTTAACCGTTGCGGCTGAGGCGTAAATTCTGTCTTCCATATCTTTAGATATGAACTCTGTAGCACCTGCTTCCAGAGTAAAGGAACCTTGTACGTTAGTACCAGAGGCTCCGTTAAGAATAGTAACAGTTGCTTCAGCACCTGCTAAATTAACTACTCTTACTTCTTTGGCTTGCTCAAAATTACTTGCAGCACCTGTTGAGGTACCCATTGCAACTTCTGCTCCTATGAATCTAACCGACATTTATTTTCTCCTTAACGCTTTTTCTTGCGTCCTTTCCCTTGTCTAAACTTGATAGCGCGTAGTCTTGCCTTCGCGGCTTTCAAAGTTTTCGAATACCCGGGAGTATTGGTTATCTTATAACCCTTCTTTGTTTTTCTGATTGGCATTACTTTCTACCTAAAATAGCTGATAGCATCGCCTCTCGGTCTTTGCCCCTTGGCAACGCTGTCAGCTCTTTTGTTGCGAGAAGGCGATGCAACTTTTCTCGTTGCTTAAATATGAGTATCGCAGTAGCCTTCTCAATAGCGAATATCATAGGTGGTAAAGATAATTTTTCTTCTAACTTTCTCTTTTCAGCTGTTGACATAACAGCCTCCTTATTTAGTCAAGAAGAGGGTTTCTATCTTTAGCCTTCCCAATGTTCAATGCAAATCGGTCAATCCATTTGTAAACTTTTGCCCATATCTTGTCATCAACAGGTGTATCAGTCATAGCAACTACGGCTGAGCAAACTGTGATAAGTATAGGTATTACTTGAATTAAACCCCATATGATTTTTATCAATTCGAACATATTCTATTCTCCCAGAAGGACTACGTCCTCCGCTTTGCCTCTATTTTACTTGAAGTCCTGTCGGTCTAGCCATTCCGCCAGTACCATAGACTTCTGCACTAGAAGCGTACATCTTATGGAACTCTCTCCTTTTCCATAATATCATGATTTCGCCAGGTTGAAGTCTAATAGACCCCATCTCGGCATCACCACTACTGTCTACTGTAGTTACAGTTTGAACAGTATTGGATTCATTCACTAGCCTTACGTAATCTAATCGATCACCGCAAGTGATAGCTGTTTCTTTTGTTGTGGGAAGTGCTACACACATCTGTCCCGGTGCAAATGCTAACATTCTAATCTCCTACCATTTAACTTTGTTCGCCCAATAAGCAGCGGACATTTTTCCTTTCGCAATATTTCTGCGGTGTCTTGCTTTAAAACTCTTACGTTTCATCTTCATTCTTCGAGACTCACCAGCTTTAGGTTTACCTGCTGTTTTAGCTCCCTTTTGTCCGAAACGAATAGTTTTAATTCTATTACCAACTTTAGCCACAACTATGTGAGACTTAGTTTTGTGTCCTGGTGTTCTTTTTGGCTTATTGAATCCCTTAACACCAGCTCGTTTTAATCGGGGATCGCGTTTACGACCACCTTTACGTCTACCTCTTCTTGTAGCCACGTCTGTTTCTCCTTCTACGAACTATAGTCTTAACCATTGTTGGCTTACCGCCTACGCCCTGTCTTTTTGCACGTTTTCGTCTTACAGCAGAACGTTTTTGACTTTTGCTCATTCTCGCAGCTTTTGCTGCAGGTACACACTTTGGATATCCTTTTCTACCTTTCTTGGCTTTCTTTCTGCCACATTTGGCATATCCTCCACCTTTCTTTGGTCTACTGATATCTACCCAGTTTTCTCCAAACCATTTAGTTAAACCACCACCAGCTCGTGCCATTACTTACCAACCTTCCTCATAGCAGCTCTATGAGCTGCAGTAAAGGATTTACCTTTACGCATTTCTCTTCTCATAAATGCCATGTGCTTTTTGGTATGATGACTAGCATGGCGTCTGAGAGTTGCTTGTTGTCGTTTTGTCAGCTTTTTTGCGACTGACGTTCTTCGTTTCCTAGCCAACTCTATATCTCCCACCACGCTTTTTATATTCTCTTACTAACCAAGCATTTGCATATGCACTAGGGTAGACGGCAAATTTCCGTCTAGCGGCGGCTTTTACCCTTGCATATAACTTTTTGTTAGTAGGTATATTACGTCTTTTACCAGCTTTTTTACGGGTAGTTCTTCTTCTACGTCTAGCAGCCATGATGACCTCGTCTCATGCCCTTACGCTT